TTCGTATTGGCCTGGAGGAAAAGATCACACCGATTCATGGATAAACAGTTTAGGGGACCAGTTTTACGCATTGTTAGGTTGGACAATTGCTTATGCGGTATGTAATGTAAAATAAACCACGTGACAAATAATCATAAAATATACAGTTTATGATTATACGACAAATATGATTGGATATGGTGAAAAAATCACAATGTATATTCGATTTATATAGGTACAAATTTAATCCTCCTTTTGGGATTCACTCGAAAATTCGTCGCTGATGCTAGCCGCACTAACTTCTTTCGCATTCTCCATGACCTCGTCTTCGTGCTTCTTGCGCCCCTCCTCATCGGCAACATCACGACTCTCAAAATCAACAGTGTCCTTTACTCCAATGAGTTGTCCATCCTCAGTAATAGTTTGAGTTAGTTTATTTCCGGACTTCTCTGCCTTTTCAATATTCTCCTTAATTGCCTTCTGTTTCGTCTCTTTAACGCGCTTATCAAACTCCTCTTTTGCCTTTGTCTCATTATTAATTTTCTCTTGATGCAGTTTGTTCAATTCCTCCTCCATGAACTCTACGCGACCAGTCTTGTAAGCATTTGGATCCCAAGGCAACCAAACACCCACTGGAGCAACAAAAATATCGTGATTGGGATCCTTTTCGCGCAATTTCTTACAGAATTGTTCAGCCTCTTCCTGAGTAGCAAAATTACCACGGTTCTTTAGACCACGAACTGAAGTCTGGAAAGCATGATCACGCTGAAACTGCTCAGTCAGTTTATCCTCATTCTTATCCAAAAAATTCTGGTAATCGTCGGATACACCATTCTTCTGTAGCATATCTTGCTCTTCTTTACAGAACTCATTATAATCCTTAAAAACAGTTTCTACATTCAGATTGTATTTATAGGAAATAAAATTGATAAAATCACCGAACTTGTTCATTGATTTAGTAAAATCCCATTGCTCTACAAATTTATTAAATAGAAAGGTCTCGCGTTTCTCCAAAATCTTGTCAGGAGACAAGAAAGAAATACACGTAAATTTCTGACCGGCAATACCTGCGTCCTCATCCAATACATCTACATACTTTGGGTTAGGGGTTCCATTGGGAAGAGTTTTTCTTTCAAAGGCTACTGACTCACTCATTTAGCAATTATATATTTAGTAGTACTACTATTGTTTAAGTTATTTTCCTGAATATCTATAATTATGAAAACATTTTTTTCGGTATGTATAATATATATTCATGGACGGAATGTTTGACTTTAGCGAACTTATTAAACGTGCTCTCAAATACTTAATTGAAGGTTTCATGGTTGCCATCGCGGCCTATGCCATCCCTAAGCAATCCCTCAAATTAGAGGAGGTCATGGTAATTGCCCTCACTGCTGCTGCTACATTTGCGGTACTTGATGTTTTCGTACCTACAATGGCGTCTTCTGCACGTGGTGGTGCCGGTTTCGGTATTGGTGCCAATCTGGTCGGATTTCCCGGGGGTCTATAAGCAAATGTAATATTGTAACATAATTCACTATTTTATCGTGAATTATATTATAATGGTCGGTATAATTATTTTATTATCGTGTTTTCTCATAATTATCGGTGTTGTAACATATATGGCATCTATTTCGAGACAAAAAAACTCAAGCGTTTCAGCAAACAATTAAATGGGATTTTATCTGAAAAACATCTTTTATGCAGTTACTATAATGATAGTTTTAAGTTTCGGATTTTTTATAGTAGTGATGCTTGTTTTGAGCATGGCATTTATATGTGTTGCAAAATCAAAGAGTCGGCGTTAAATTATAGATATCTGGAACAATCTTTCAATTCTGTCTAATTATTCGGATTTTCCATTGATCGTTTCCATAATTTATAAATATGTTCTCTGTATTGATGGACGCGTAAATTTGGATTTTCATTTTGTAATATTGGCAAGTGTTTATGATAGAATTGTTTGAATTCATGTTTATTTTGAATCACTTCATTTGAAGACTCCAAGATACCGAGAGCATCATCAATAGTTCCAATAACATCCTTTTCCATTTTTAAAAACGCATCTTGTTGAACTATTTTTTTACGTTCTAATTCCTTTTCTTCTTGTAGAACACGCTGTTTTCGTTCTTCGTTCTCTAACAAACGATGGTCTTCTTGTTTTTTCCGTTCTTTCTTTTCTTGTAACAATATTTCCTGCTCCCGTTGTGCCTTCGTCTTGGGCATGCTTGAGAGTGCTTGATTTAATAAAGACAGGTCGTCGTTTTTTAATTTCTTGGACTTGGATTTCTTCCCCGGTCCTAATAATTCTTCCTCTGCTTCCAACATTTCCTTCGTTTCCTGTTTCATACGTATCTTTTCTTCATGTTTTTCATTTTGAAGTTGTGATTTTAACTCACCGCGTTTGTTTGTTCCCACTTCCCATAACATTTCTTCTTCTTGGATCTTCTTCTCTTCATATTGTTCTTGTTGTCTTTGTTCTGCTTTGTTTTCACGTTTTTGCTTCTTTGACGGCATATAATAATATTATGGAAATTATTATTATTATATCATTTCTATCAATCACTACTTTTTACCTTCTAATAACTGTTGTTTCTTATGCATAATGCTCAAATAATCGTCTAATAATACCTTTGAACTTTGTTTTTTCAACATTTTTTCAAATAATTCATGTTCTTGTTTTTGATATTTTAAAAAGGTTTCTTTGTGTGAAAATATATGTTTGAATCTTGGACTCCCTTGTACAAAATGATCACACAATGGCATTTTATTTTGACGAACACACTCCTTTTTGATATTCTTCATATCACTTACATAATTTAAAACATCTACGGTTGTATGAGAATGAGCAACTTCTTGGGGTATGGTACATAAAATATATGTACAACTGTTTTGATCAAAGGAATGTCGTAACATTTTTGTTAATTCGCAACGACGATACGGTATATATGGTTTCTTCTCTACTAAGGAACGAATACATTCTTTTAGAGCAAACAAACTCTGGTTAATGTCCCCATTTTCTCTAAATTGCTTGCGATCATCACAAATAGATCGTTTTGCTTTTTCACATCCAGCTAAATCCAAGATACGTAAAAAACGATCTCCTAAATCAATTGTAATTTGTAGATGAGAGCGCGATGAAGTAGAATTTTCACTGGAAACACCCACTTTTCGATTTTCCGATATAATTTCTTGGATTTCTTGTATGTCACTCTCTTTTTTTAAAGATTTACACTTTAAATTTTGCACAATAAATTGTTTTTGATAATCTTCGCGTTGATAAACTTGTTTTTTATCATTCAATATATCGTAGCATTTGTTATTGTAAATTTCAATAAACGAAATGTTCGCATCTAAATTCATTTCCAATATATCGGATAGCAATATATGTAAAAACCCTTCTTCTTTTTTCGCACCTAATATGGTATGTGTTTTACCAGAACCAGTTTGTCCATAAACATAAAATGTGACGTTTTTCTTATATTTCAAAACGTTCATTAGCATACCGATCCCAAGTTCATTATATACGTCAAGATTCAGGCAATGTTCATCAAACACTTTATCAAATTTATATTTATGTGTCATATTGTAATCTTTTAAGTAACTTTTTTGCGATTTTTGTACCATTACTTGATTTTCATGCGATTTTACACAACTATCGCTGTTATTTTGGTTTAAGTTCGGTTTAACGCGCGATAATATTTTAATTTTGGTCATGTTGAACTATTTGTACATAATATGATTTCAAAATATTATCATTGAAAATAATCATCAATTTCTTTATCTCTGTATTGTGAGATGTTTCTCTCATCAATAATCCAAGCATAATATGTGCATTGACTTATTCGATAATGATATTCTTCCATGTTTGTTGGTTTCCAACGTAGAAAACGTTTTCCATTTTCATGATTCGCAAAATCACGGTTATCTAACAATATATCATAAACTGTATGCCATGTTTCAATTGAAACACGATTTGTTATTAAGGAATTCAAAGTGCCAATTACATTTACTTCACATAACTGTCCAAGAATCATCGGAATTAACCGAACTACAATCAATTCAATGAACTTATTATTCATATTTTGTATTATGATAAGACAATTCTTTTTCAAAATAATGTGTAATATAATTTACACATTACTTAATATTTAATATTCAACACAATATACAATTTAAGAACACGCTTAATTGGAGTAAGCAACACCAGCCATGCCACTCATGACACGGAGCACATTGTAACTGGTAGCATAGACACGGACCTTAGCAGTGGCAGTTCCACCAACAGTGGCGCTGGAAAGAACAAGCTGAAGGGTGGCGTTATCAATACGGGAGAAGTTACAGCTGCCAGAAGGTTGGTGCTCCTCGGGTCGAAGGGCAAAGGAGTACATGTTGATACCGGCATCGGGGGCACGGGTGTGGTGCTGGAAGGGCTGGACAACATCGAAGTAGGAACCCTCACGCTCAGAGAAGCGGTCCTGTCCGTTAAGTTGGAGCTTGGCAGTGACAACAGGGTTCTCACCCCAGCAGTGCATGTCAAGAGCAGTCTCGGAAAGAACGAAGGTACCGGCATCAGATACAAAAGAACCCTCAGCACCACCTCCCTCACCGGTGAGTTCGGCACCGAACACACCACGACTTAAACCAGAATCAGACCACTGAGCAGGGGTAGTACCGCTCTCAGATCCCATAGCACCAGGGTCTTGGAAAAGACCACCGGAAGTGATGAAAGCGTTAGCACCAGATGTCTCGGCAGGACCTCCGAAAGCATGGACAGCGTTGGGAAGAGCATCGATGGCATCAGTGTAGTTGAAAGGTTGGGCACCAAGAGTCTTGAAAAGAGTCTGACCACCCTCAAGGGAAGAACAGTAATCAACATTGGCATCAGGTTGGACAACCCAGATGAGTTCCTTACAAGGGTGGTTGAAGTTCAACTTGATCTTGTTGGAAGAGGAACCGACAGACTCGTCACCGGTGAATTGAAGTTGCTCAATAAGGTACTCGTGGGGGTTCTGGGCCATCTTGCGGCGCTCGTCAGTGTCAAGGAAGACATAGTCGATGTAAAGGGAAGCAGCAACAAGAGATTGCTGGTAGGCGGTGCTTGTGGAGACAGTTCCGGTGGTGGCAGAAAGGTCCTTGACAGCCCAGAGGCACTCACCGATGGGACGGAAATCAATGTTGATCTTGACCTCGTGGTACTGAAGAGCAATAAGAGGAAGAGCAAGTCCGGGGTTACGGCAAAACCAGAAAAGAAGGGGAATGTAAAGAGTGGTCTCAGGAAGAGCCTTGCGAGGGGCACACACCTGGGAAGGACCGCCGGCAGCAGCACAAGGACCGCTGATATCAGCAAAGGAAGGATCAGTGATGTAGGTAAGCTGGGTGGTGTTACCGATCATCTTGAAGTATCCGCGCTGTTGCTCGGCAGACATGGTAAGTTGGTTCCAGATGTGCATCCAGTCACCATACTGACGGTCAATGCGCTGACCACCAATCTCGACCTCAACCTGGGCAATAAGTTGCTCTCCGGGGAAATCTAACCAACGAGCAAAAACACCTTGGTCACCGGAGGCAGCCATAGACTGGTTGATCTCAGGAAGAGTGACCTGAAGGTAAGTACGGTAGCAAAGATCACCGTTTCTGCTGATAGTACATGTTACACGGCGACCGAAATCGGCTTGACCAGAGAAGGTCTGCTCAATGGATTCCATAGCAAAGTTGGTATGGCGTCTGTAAGACACCTTCCAGAAGGTAATTTCGGGGGTTCCAGTAAGGAATACGTCTTGGGCGCCATAGGCGACGAGTTGCATGAGTGCTCCAGCCATTTTTTCTTATATACTGTTCTAATAGAAAATAATTTCGGATTTTAATTAAATTAAATTAAATTAAATCAATTATTATAATGTGCCATTTATACCAAAATAATAACTTTGTTACTAAGTTTAAGTTGTTTTTTGTTAAATACTTAATTATTCATTTAAAATTGTTAAAAATGAATAAAAAAAGTTTTGCTAAATACTTTTGGGTATTCGATTAATTCAAAACCACACCATAGCAGTGTCAAAACACAGTAACTCGATTAATCCTTCGAAATATGTAACCATATTGAGTTGAACTTGACATTTATTATTTTGGAAATTAATTTATGGTGTCAATGTCAAAATTAGATAATAAAAAATGTTCTAAATATTCCTCTTTAAACACTTCTTTTTTATTTTCATGCTTTTTTACAAAAGTATAATTATCATTTTCTTTTTTGACTGTCCAACCCTTTTCTAAAGTGTTCATTACAAACACCATAATTTTCAATTGTTTTGAATTTATATTTTCGGGTTTGTAATCTACATGTATATCGTTATTCATCTTATATTTCCTATATACTTATTTTTTACGATTTTTCTTTATTGTGCGTCTTTTTTTGGTTTTTTTGATTTTTTTGGACCCTTTCTTTTTGCGATAATTTTTACGACGTTTTTTTGTTTTTTTTCCACCGTCTATGTTTCCAAAAGTATTGAAAGCCTTCTGTACAATACGCTCTAATATGGTAATTCTTGATGCTCCTGCTTGATAAGGTTGTAACAATTGATATTTTGCCATAATTCTGTTGTATTTTTGTAAATATAAAATAATATTTGAGATGTTTTCATTATTATCATCGGTTAAAACTATTGTTGTAATATTATTCACTAATTCACTTAATTCTGTATATAAAGAGTTAAAAACAACCTGAAAATTATCAAATATTAAAGGATATTCGGTCTGAACATCCCTTTGAAATGCCGTCATATCAGCTTGAATATTGTTATATTTAGATAAGTTATCTATTAGGTTAAATGTTTTTGTTGTATTAAGAGATGTTTCAATTTTTAAAATTATCTCATGAAATAATTTTTTATCTATTTTCATCTCTGGAAAACCCAATATAACATAAGACTTAATAACAAACTCAAAATTATTGTTTATATGTGTAAAAAAAGATGCATCACTTACATCTAATAAACCACTTAGTAATAAAACACGGTTGCTTATCACTTTATATATATTTGCGTTACTCCCTATATATTTACTACTTTCATCTATAATATTCAGATCCTTATTGTAGGCATCTATTCTCCAACCGACAAAATCTTTAACCATTGTTTCTATTTCACTGTAATCAATTGATGTTGATCCATCAGGGTTATATGCCATCATAGATTGAGTTACTGTATCTTCAAATTCGTCAATAAATTCTTGTGCATCATTGTGCACATCCTGAGACGTGATTCCACCATATTGTTTAT